ATTGGTACGGTCTTAGTTCTATTATATCCTTTCCTATCGTCATATAGCCCGAGTTGGGAGAGTATGTGCTTATTATATTCTTAGAAGGGTTGCTTCCGTAGCTTGCCGACGATTCCAATACCTCGGCAACACGTACACCGTCTACTTTTTGGATAGCGTCTATTAGAGCCATATTCGAATAAATGCCGTCGAAAGGCATACTCTCCAAGTATTCGGATACCACCTTCTTAATATCTTTGGCTTCCAGTCTCTTCAGTGGGTCGTAGTGTATAAGCAAACTAACGTTGAATTTGTCTGCATCTCCGCTCGATAACAGCACCCTTACGCCTGCGTCTTTTATCTTGCTTATGTACGCCGATACTTTTTTTACGTCATCATCGGAGAGACGGGTAGGCTTGCCGTCTTTGTCTTGACCCGCTATCTTTGCAGATAAGACGCCATTTCGCTCCGTCAGAGAGCAGTATTTGACTACTTGTGCATCTTCTTTTATTTCCGGATACACATCGGTATCTGTGGGCAGCGTATCGCCCATTTGGAACGCTTTGATTTTCTCTGCATACCAGCTCAGGGTATGAGGGCGAAGGCGATTGAAATGCTCTTCGAGCTTGGCGATCCTATCGCCTACTATCTTTTCGAGTACCATCAAACCGAATGCCTGGGCATAAAACAGTAAGTTCTCTATGCTCACCGCCGAGAACTGTTCGTCGAATGTCTTATCGGTGTCAATCCTGTAAACTTCTACCCCCGGCTGTTTGAGCCACTCGTCTGTCAATTTCTTTTTCCACTCTTGTGTTGTCATCTTTTTATTCAAATGTAAAATCAAACGTACTATCAAAAATTTTTATATCTCCCGAATATAATGCGTTGATACCTGTTGCGGGTCTGATACCCTGAGCAGCGTAATATTCAAACACACGCTTGTCCGTTATTTCTCCGTTGTAATATATCTGTTCTCCGGTTTTCAACATATTCGACATATCAATCTCGTTTTCTTTGGCTATCTCGTATGCGTTGTCGGCGGAGCCTGTAAGTATGAGGGCTATGTCGAGTGGAGTCTGGTTTTTGAGAATCGTGGTGTATGTTGTCATTTTGGTCTTAATACGGTTTTAAAAAGTATTTTTATTACGATATAACACAGAGATATAATACCGATTATCATAAGTCCTTTTTGCCAAGCGGGTATGCCTTTTTTTGTCTCTATCGTACTCTTTGTGGCGATTTTGGACATAATACGCTTTTCGCTCGACAGGATAAGGCTGTCTATCTGCGACATTGTAATGCTTGCCGTAGTATTGTCTACGATATGCCGGTCGTTATGTCTGCCGCCCTGCCTGTCGGTAGTCTGTGCTGTGGAGCGAATGATTCTTCCAAGTGTATCATAATCAATCGTGTTGTAGTCGATGCGTTCGGTTGTCCATTCGGAGAGTTGTTCCTTTGTTTCGGTAAGTCGACGGAGGAGCAGGTCGAGCGTTCGGGTCTGGATTGCAGATAAACTATCGTTTGTATGTATATCGGATGCAGAATAGTTTTCGGAGGTCGTTACCTGTTTTGTCGGGACACAACCCGACAATAGCATTAGTATTGACAAGACCACAGCCGATATTTGTACTATTATAGTTATTCCTCTCATATTATTATCCTTTTTTAGTAATAGTCTTTATGTTTTTAAGGCGAGAGTTGAGTCCTTCGATCTCTTTACTCATTTTAGCATTTTCTGCAGCCAATCTCTGTACGTCTAATCGGAGTCTCATGTTTTCTCCACGAAGTTCGGTAACCTCTTTTATAAGATTGCCATTTCTTGTTGCAAGCAGGTCTATACTTGCCTGCATCTCTCGTAAGAAGTCGTTACGAGATTTTTTGCGTCCTACGAACCAAGTTATTATACTCGAAACGGGAGCAATAATATATCCTAATGCTGCTATCCAATCCATTTTTATAGGTTCTTATACTCTTCTTTTGCGTCGAACGACGGACAAGCCTTGCGGGCGAAGTCTCGGTGCCCGTAAATCACGGCTGCGGGGTAACGCTGTTTTAGCTCTTTGAGTAACTTTATCAGAGCCGCCTTTTGTGCTGCCGTGCGGGTGTCTTTCGGCTTCATAGCCGCATCGCACCCACCTACGTAACACACGCCGACGGAGCAGTGATTCTGCCCCACGGTATGAGCTCCTATCCGACGTTCGTCTCTGCCCTTTTCGACCCTGCCGTCGAGGTGAACGACATAATGATAACCTATGCCGTTGTATCCTGCCTTACGATGCCAACAGTCAATCTCCCTGCCCGTTACCTCTCTGCCTTCGGGCGTAGCGGTGCAGTGTACTATTATCTTGTCGGTTGTCGTTCTGTTATCCATTGTTATCTATATTTTTTTCAAAATTACGTCGGCTCGATATTTTGTACAAATACTACTGCCATTTCGGCACAGATATGTCGAAACTCTTACCTTTTTCTACGTACTCTTCGTATGAAGTGGTGAATTGGAGTAATCTCGTTTTCTGTCCGTTATCGTTTGAGGTATAGGCTCTCGACAACATCAGGGGCTGAACGTAACCGCTATCGGGCTGCCAGCCGTGCAGAGCTTTTGCCAGTCGGTGTTCCAACTCGAAGTACCGTACGGCACGGTTTTGTATCTCCTCGTGTGTATATTCGTGGTTTGGCAAATAGATGTCGGTCATAAGACGCAACGTAAGCTCTACGTTTGCAGTCGTACCGCCGAGAACGATATTTTCGTATACCGTCTCGGAGAAGTCTATCAATACCGACGGCAAGTTGGCTGCCGACAGCCACTTGTCCTTATTAGCCTGCCCATAGTCGTGTTCGACCGTTTTTATACCAGATACCTCTGACTGTATCCTGTGTTGTAAATCGAGATAATATGTTGCAAAAAAACTATCCATAATCTATCCGTTTATTTATAATCGACATCCAATTCGATACCGTCCGCTCCGATTTTGAGCGAATTGATATGCAACCCTTCGTCGAAGAACTCACGGCGTATCTCACGTATCAGTCGGTCGGGAGTGTTGTCTTCGTCAAATCGGCTGATACCTACGCCTTTGAGGGGTTTCTCTTTGAACTCTCCTTTGTTTGCCTCTATAATCAGTTTTGCGTTCTGTAAGGCAATATCGCCTACTACCATTCGTTTGTCGTCGATTAGGATATTGCCCGCTTTGTCATTCATATCCAACAAAATTCCTTTCATATCTTTTTAAACGTTATTTAATTAATCAATGTTTAAACCGCTTGTCTTCGAAGTTCGATTTTATGGGTTTGGGGGTTTTGAAATCAAATGTCAAACCTAATGGGTTAAGAGGCTCAGGGGTAGGGGGAGGAACATTGTGTACCGCAAGTTTTATTTTTAATGTTGACAAATCTTCATACACTTTTTCCATCCACTCTATCATCTTGTCTATTTTCACCATTCCGTTGTTGTCGCCGTTGTTGGCTACGATGCCGTCTTTGTCTAGTATTAGTGTGGTGTCGGCTATCTTCGCCGACAGGCTGTCGTATTCGGACGCCGCTATAACGTATAGGTCGCCTCCCTCGATACGCGACACCAATACGAACGCCCCTGCTTTGGGGGTGAGCACGACTCCGCTCTGTCCTTCGGTAATCGGTTGTAGGCGTACGCCGTAGTACTCCGTATCGTCGTCAATAATGGTACAGGTACGCTCCTGCGAGTCTACTTCCACTACATTGGCAAGTATCAGTTCACCCGTCTTTACCACTTTGTTGCAAAACTCTGCAAACAAACTCCTTACTTCACTTTCTGTCTTTGCCATAATATATCAAATTTAGTTTCTGCCTGCCTCCTCTGTCGTCGAAAGAGCCTTCGATGCTCTCCACAAAATACTTTCCCTCTCTGTCGGGGAATCGTTTGTCTATGATTTGGCATACATCGCCTTTGCCGAAAAAAGGCATTAGAAAAGCGGTGATAGTGCCTTTGTATCCCGTGTAATCTTCTTGTTTTTGCAGTTCACCTCTTACCTCTTTCAGAAATGTGTCGGGTAATCCTGTCCGTACTTTTATCTCTTTTATGCCGCCTTGTCCGCTTTTGTCGGCTTGGGTACGTTTCGCCTCGCCCGTGGGTAATTTGTGCATTAGGTTGACGGAGACATTTGTCGCTGCACTCTCTTTTTTCAGCTCCTTGTCTTCGACAGTATTCCAGCCCACACGCAACTTATGTGTAGGGTGCGGTATGGCGTACCTCGAGGCTCCGACAAACAGGGTATCTTCCTCGAAATATACGACACACAGACACTCTTTCTGAAACCACTCCAATACGTTGAGCCCCGGCATATTTTTGAAAGTCAGGTTTTTGAGCGTTATCTCCGGTATATACGGCGATAACTTTATGTCGGTGCCGTGTGTCAGGTCGTCCAACACCTGACGTATCGTAGCCGATTTATACGACTTCGTAAACGACACATTGCGAAGCAGATAAGAGTAACCCTCACACTCCAACACGAGAGGTTGTGCGTAGTTGATTTGTTTTATGAATCCTTTGAAAAAACGGTGTTTTTCGTAGTTATATCCAAGATGTACCTCTACGGCGTCGCCTTCGTGAAAAATTGTTTCTCCCCGAGAAGCCGTTGCAGAGAAAACGGTATTGTTTTTCACCGTATTGGAGAGATACGGGTTCTTCGGTAGGCTTATGGAACAGGTGTCGGCAAAGTTTTTGACACTCTGCGACCACTTGACGGCAGTAGGCTTTATTCCGCGAAATCGTGTAACGACTCCTTTGTTGTTATTGACTACCTCTATATCCGATACCATTCTAAACATATCCGCTCAAACTCTTTCTATTATAAGACTATCGACATAATCGCTTTCGAGTGTCATCGAAAAAGGGCGGTGGCGTATGCTGCCCCCTTTTATCTCGGGCAGTTCGAGGCTTTCGACAACGACTTTGTTGTTGCCCGGCATAAACATATCCGTCAGACCGCACCACAGCTCGAGAGACTCGGTGTTTTTCGACATCTCTATGAGGCACTCTGTCTCCTCTTTGGGGAATTGTCCCTTGTCGCCGGTCAAGATGCCTTTTAGCGTTATTACCCAATCTCCTGCCGAGAACAGCTCTTTGACCGTACCTTCACGTTCGGCTACGGCAGTTCTTATTATCGTATTGTGTCTGCTGCAACTGATTGTAACACAAGGTATATACAATTCTTTGCCGGCAGTACAGAGGGTTACGGGCGTCATCACGTCGATGCCTCTGTATTTTTCGATAAAGCCTATATTGTCTGCCGAGCCGCTTTTAGAGGTTTTGTTGCCGCCGGTCGAAGAGTCGGCTATGATATACGGTGCGTTGAAATAGGACTTGTATATCTTGCTATGTTCTACTATAATATTGCTCATTGTGCGTATCCTCCCTGAACTACAACCCTGCCGAACATTTCGAGTATAAGAGCTTCTATGTTGTTTATACCTTCTTGTAATGTCTGAGGGGAAATATTGATATTATCCAAAAACTTACCGATTGTAATATTGACCACTTTGGGACCGCCCGCCGCTGCGGTACTCGTATTTGCTTGCGACAGACCGTTGTTTTGTGATATGTTGTTTTTTATGCCTTCGAGCAACTTTGTATTGGTTGCCTCCTCAAGCATTTTTTCCTCTTCCGAGGCTTTTTTCTGGTTTTCTTTTTGTTGTTTTTCTGCCCTGAATGCAGCTATGCCTTTTTCTTCACCTTCTGTGTAGGCTTTGCCGAGATTTTTTGTCGAAGCAACAGCATTTTGTACCGCCTCCACGCCGGATATGTTTTTAGCGGCAAGCTTAGCCATCTCCCATGCCTGCCCGAATTTGCCCGAGAAGAGCAGAGAGATGGCTTTACCCATTCCTCCTATACCTTCGAGTAATCCTTTTATGCGGTCTATGACAAAGTCTTTCAGGATTTTACCGAATCCCTTGATTACCTCCCATACTCCGTAGATAGCACCCCGAAAACCTTCGAACTTTTTCCAAGCCAATATTATGCCCGCTACGAGCCCTACCACCAACGCCGAGACCCAAACTATCGGATTTGCCAATATTGCCATGTTAGAGAGCATAACGGCAAGAGTAAACCCATTCTGAACGAGAGTAATAATGCCTACAACAGTCTTATATGCCAACACGGCAGCCGAAAGAGTGCCGATAGTGGCAGCAAGTCCTATCACTATCGGGTTGCCCTCTTTGAACTTATCTATCAGCCACACTATGCCCGAGCCGACAGTATCTATTACTTGTGTAGCAAAACTTACAAGCGGATTCAGTATCGGCGATATTGCCGAGAAGATATTGACGGCCATCTCCGACAGAGAGTTATACATTTTATTCACTCTGCCTTCGAGCGTATTAGATGCTATTTCGGCTCCTTTGTAAAACTGTCCTCCCTCTTGGGTAGCCCACTGTAACGCCTGTGAAAGCATCTCGGACGATATTTTTCCTTGCGACATTTTCTCTGTTAGACTGTCCATGCTTTCGCCCGTTTTGTCGCTTATGACCTGCAATGGATTGAAGCCGGCTTCCTTCATATTCGCCAGGTCGTCTCCCATCAGCTTGCCTGTGGCGGTTGCATTCGAGAACGCTTGTGCCAGACTACTCATACGGTTGGAGTCGCCCATAGCGATATCGCCTATCTGTTTCAGTTTGTCGAAAGCAAAACCGCTCGACATACCGAAAGACATCATAAGCTTCTGCGACTCTATCAGCTCGGCTTTGTCGTAGCCCGTTTTTGCCGCATATTGCGACATATTGCCGAAGAGTTTGTCGGTACCGCTGCGGTCTCCGTGCATAAGAGCCAAGACTTCACGTCGCTGCCGTTGGTCGTTCATACCTTTTGTGATAGACGCACCCAATCCGTCTTTGAGCATCATCAGCGGGTTTTTTATATAAGCTGCTCCCGGTATTGAGTTTAAGACCTCTTTTGTCTTTGTTTTAAACAACGAGTCCCTGCCTAACTTTTTTGTATTGCCTATTCTTTGTTCGAGTTGTTTTATTTCGGTGTTTATGGCGCGTATTTTATTTATTTCGCCCGAAGGAATCAGGTCTCTTTTTTTCTGCAGTTCGTCCATTCTGCCAAGCAATTGTTTGATACTCGACGTCGTTCGGTCGAAGTCTGAAGATATGCCTACATCTATGAGTACGTTGCGCTTTAAAGAATGAATATAATCTAATATATTTGCCATTTTTGTGATGAAATAATTTTTTTGTGTAAAACACCTCTGCCGATTAAAGCATAGATGGTTGTTTTTTTCTCTGTTTTCGATAAATATAGACAGATAATTGCGTGTTATTTAATGTTTTATTGGCAAGGGTGTTGTTTGTCAATGAGCCCGCGTGACGGCATTGTCTTTGGTTAAATAATACTTCGTCCTACGCCTTTCTCCCAAAGTTTAAGGGCAATGCCCGTGCGGTAATAAAATAGTTCGGGATTTTCCCTCAACATTTCACTGCCCAGAAACATTACCCCAAAAACAGTGTTTGTCTCGAAGTTCGTCTCAAACTCTTCTTTTCCTTTGTCTAAACAGCGTAAAAAGAGCTTTTTTTTAGCTCCAACGAGTTTTGCACCTGTAGCAATGCCGCTATCAGATACTCTTCGTTGTCTCTTATCTCACTGTCTCCGTCGAGCCACAATTCGCTGAGCAGAAATTCGTTTGCTTTGACGAATCCGAGTTCCGAATTTACGGTCATCATCGTATAAGTGCCTATCTCAGCGACTCCTATTGGTCTGAGTACAGCCAACTTACCTTCTACCTCTATCACATTCAGTTTGCGGGGGGCATATTCCTGCTGCCAGCCCTCTATGCGTTGACGCCCGAAACGTTCGTACAGACGTGCCAACACATTGTTTTTCGGTTTATTGACAGCAGGGATACCTGCGGTTTGTTCCTTCTTTGCCATAGCCGTTTTATTCTTTTACTTGAATAATATCCATAGCAATGAACGGTAGAGTTACCTCCCGCATTTTTGCATTCTGTTCCATAGCATTGGCAACCTCCGTAAAGGCTATCCCGCGTACATTGAAGATTGTTTTGGGAGACATAGCCGATTTTTGCAGTTTTATCGTCATAGATATTGCCTCGTGCGGCACTTCGGAGATGTCGTTGTAGCCTGCTATGATTGCTGCTTGATTTAAAGCATCCAACTCAAATCCGAGAATCTTTACGTTTCCCTCACATTTAATGTTACCCTCCTGTATGTCGATAGGGTTTTGTCCTGCTCCATACAGATGTTCTTTTTCTACACTTTTTTTCAGTTCAAATCCACGCAGACCGTTTATTCGTCTGCCCAACAAGATTAGTTCGCCGTGTTTCCACGCACACTCGTTGCTCGAAATATTTACATTTGCCATATTCGTAGTTATTATTTATTTATTGTTGCCGTCAGACCGAGTCTGATATTTATCCAAGTAAGGTATCCCAGAGGCAGTACCTTAATATCCACAGGCAGATTCGATGTATTTGCCAGATTGACCGAGCGGTCTACCTCTACGGCTATGTCGGATACCTGTCCTCTTAGACCTGCCCACAAAGAAGATTCTATAACGTTCTCGATATAAGAAGCCTCCGAGTCGTTGATAGAGCCATTGCTTTTGAGTGTTACGAAGTTTTCGACAAAGGGCTGAAAAGCAATCGATGCTATACGTTGTGCCTTGTCGATGACTCTTCCGTGAACAAGTATTCTGAAGTCGTCGTCAGAGCACATATTGTCTACTCCGAAGAAGTATCCTGCTACACCGGTGCGGTGGTGAAAAGTCAAGAAGCCTGCATCGTGTAGTGTCTCCATTTCGTTTATCTCTTCGATAGGCTTGGAACCGATGTAGATACTTTCTGCTGTCAGAGCACCGTTCTGTCCGCTGCCGAGTTTTACGTGTGCAGGATATTTGACAGCACGAGCCAATGCAAGGCTAACCGCAGCCGAGCCATTGCCTTTTGTTGTGCCACCGAGCACCACTGCTGCATATCCGTTAGCCTGTTCTTTTGGCTTGTAGTTGTTCGTTGCCGCTTCGTTAGCTACTCTGCCTTCGATGAAAATTCGTAAAGGCATATTTTTCGATTGCTGTGTCTCTGCCAATATTTTTGCCTTGGCAACGGCTTTTGCCACGTCCGTGTCGAGAAAATCCGTTCCTGCATTGTATGCAGCTTCGGGACTGCGTGCCACGGCAACCATATTAATGGCTCCATTGCTCTGTCGCAAAGCATTTTGCAGTCCATCTGCCGAAGTAACGTCCAGCACGGACTCCATAGTCTTATCGGCTTTTGTGCCGTAGATATAAAGTAGCTGTTTGCCTCCGAGCTCTTGATAATACTCTTTTATCAAACCCCACATAAAAGGCTCTTTGTCCTTTCCGTACCCTTTCTGTTCCGCATCTTGCAGATTGTAAATCGGTCGTAAAGCATTGATGTTACCCACTTCTTTAACTGTTGCTACAAGGCAGGGAACTGCATCCAAAGCAGTAATCTCACGTAGCAGATTACCGTTAGAAACTGTTATTTTTGCTCCTGGAAATCCCATAATTAAATTTTTTTTATTGTTATTATATTTGTTAATTGACTTTGAATTTCGAGGCAAAAGTACAAGCTCCCGATAACCCCACCAAAAAGCTGTGTCAGAATGGCATAAAAAAAAATAAAACGGTCTTGTATCCAAACAAAACCGTCTCTCTGCCAATATGCCCATAATGCCTCACTCATCGTCTTTGTCGAGCGAAAGATAACGCCAGAACGTTCGTTCGCTCATCGGGTAGCTCTTACGTACGATATGTCGGTAGACCCAGCGTTTGCATCTGTCCTGTCTGCCCTCTTCGTAGTTGTCGGCTACAAGTTGTTTGACGATTTCGGATCTTTTTTTGATATTCTCATTCATTTTCTCCCTTTCTCCCACAATTTTTAGTTGAACCCTATTCTTTTTATCTCTACATTATTAAAACTTTTTACATTCCTACATTGTCTTATGCTTCGGTCATACCCAACGGTACGCTGACCCATTTGCCGTATTCGTCTTTGTACTCGGCACGAACAAACGTTTTGCTCACTTGCGGGCGATACGCTTTTTCGATTATTTCGACACCGTCAATCAGCTCGGCGTTGCCGCTTTCGGCAGCGAGCTTTCGGAGTTGCATCACACGGCTTGCTTTGAGGTTGCCCTTTGTGTCTCGGCTCAGGAGCTTCATTATGGCATCTACAAGCAGACGGCTTCGGTCATCTTGGGCGAACGAATTTATCACCTCTTTTACCTTTGCTATGCCTTCGTTTACTGTGTCGTCGTAGTCGTCGGTCTGATGGTTGCCCAGAGTAATTCTGTACATACCGTCGGAAGTGCTGAAAGTATTGCTTCGCTGGTCGGGCTTAGTGTTGAATATATCCTCTTTCAGTTTCAATGCATCGGCAAACCGCTCATAGACTGCCTGCTTGCATTTTGCCAGCCCGTTGCTGACCACTTGCAGCGTAGGGAATACCTCTCTGATAGTCTCATCAACCAATTGCTTGTAAGCGTCGCGGTTCTGTTCCCGCATAGCTTTACGCTCTTTTTCCTCTCTGTAACGGCGAAACTCCTCGGCTTCCTTCCCTGTCAATCTTATTTCTTCCATATTGCATTAATTTTTTATTTGTGTTAGTAAATAATATTTTGTTTTTGTATAATTGTTATTATCAATGATTTGTGATTTCGAACATAGCAGCCTTCTCTTCGCTCACCGTTATTGTCTTGCCTCCGCCGTATCTGCTTGTAGGGTAGGCACGGAAGCCTTCCACTTTGATTACCACATCGCTGTCACGCCATATTTTGAGGGCTGTTCTGCCTTCGGGGTAGTTGCCTGCGAGGTGCGTAACGTAGATAAACAGCTTCTCGGAGAAACGCTTTTTCCACCGCAGGTATGTCTCGGTATTCAACCCCAAAAACTGTATCGAGTCTATTATCACTATCTTAGGGCTTTTCCTCTTCGAGAGGCGACGTTCTATATCTTTTATATCCTCGTTGTTGAGTACTATGAAGCGACTCGCCTTCACCTCGTCCATTCGGCAACGCCTCAGCGCTTCGGCAAACGAGGCACTTACGCCCTCTTCGATGGAGTCGTATGCCACCAAATGCCATTTGGTGAGATATTTTGCCAGCTGCATCGTAAAGCTTGTTTTGCCGTTCTTGGGCAGTCCTCCTATGCACCACGTCCCTTTTAGCTCGGGTTTGCCCACAGCCTCGAGCCATTGTCCGTCGAATTCGCATATATCTCTCTTCAACGACAGCACATCGCCTGCCGAATACGCCCGTCGTAATCCCTCTGCCGCAATATCTCGTTTTGCCTCAGCCATATCTATTCGCCTATTTTTGTCAGTTCTTTGTATATTCTTCTTAGCGAAGGTATTCGGTCGTCGCCCATCGTCTTGCAGAGTACCTTGTTCACATCGACGCTTACGCCGCGAGCTTCGGCGTTTACCTTTATTATCATAGCTGCACTTGCCTGCAACATCTTCTCTTTCTCTTCTTTACCCAAAGGCACAGCCTTGCCATAGCGTCGTCCGAAGCGGCTGAACATCTCGGTGTAGCCTACCTTTTTTACCGATATTGAGCGATTTATCTTCGCCTCCAACCCGTCAGCTCCCATCATATAGAACCCGCAGGCGTTCTCCACTGCGTTCCACAGAGCCTTGAGCTCGAGGAAAGCCGTATAATCGAGGTCGCCCGCCTCGTCGAGGATAATCAAAGGGGTCGGCAGCGTTTTAAGATAAAACACCAAATCTTCGTAGATGTCCGCATAACGTCCCGTGCTGCCAACCCCGAACGATTTGGCTATGTGTCTTATTAATCTCTGTTTCGACTTCGCCTGCGAGCAATCGACGTATACCACGCCTTTGTGTGTAGCGGTATAGTGTTTTGCCGAATAACTCTTGCCGATGTCCGACATATCGCACAGCATAGCCGATAGGCTGCCTGCCTGACACGCTTCGAGCTGTGTGGTGATGAACTGAAAAACGGGAGTATTCGCTGTCTTCCACTCCGTAGTGTCGTTGAGATTTACCCCTATTTTTCGGGCAATACTCATCCATTGTGCATCGCTGATGACACGGTCGAGTTCACCGTTTTTTGTACGGCTGTACTGGCTCGCACTGATACCCAAACTAACGGCAAACTTGCTGTCTGAGCCTGCAAAATTGCTCCTGCTTACCTCCAATGCCTTTAAAATCTTTTGTTTAATTTCCTTTGTAATCATATTATTTGGTGTTTTATTGTTTGATAATAAAATATTTAATTCGTGTTTTATAATTGTTCGATTGCTATACTGCCATAATTAATATCCTCCGTCCACTCTTCGGTTACCTCGTAACCTTTTGGTTGTTCGCTCTCTACTATATCCGCCTCTATATTATAAATGTATGTGTTTGTCTCGGCTTTTATTTTTCCGACCTTGCCTATCTCTGCCCGACGGTCTCGTATCATTTTATCAAACCTTGCCGCTCTTTTTTGCTGATGCAGCATATTTGCCCTGTCTTCGTCGGTCTGCTCTATGGTGTTTTCGTTGTAGCGGTATTGTCGGCGGTTCACAGCCTCGCCTATGTATGTATCTCCCTGATACAGATATACCTGCTCCACGCTGCCGTCCATCTCGGGCAACCAATAGGCTTCTACCTTATAGTTGTTTGGTTTTAGCTGTTTCAGGCTTTCGAAGTCAATGAGTTCGAATTCGCCGTTGGCAGCCTTGACGTAGTCGTTGTTGTAGATGGTGCAGCTGTCCATATTGCCGACATATCGGTACAGCCTCCAGCGTGGTGCACTTATTATATTCGGATTTGCAAACCTCAGCAGTACGTCTCTGCGGGTCATACCTGGGTAGATATTTTGCTGCGGGTGAAGTTGATTGTTGTACTCGTCAATATCGCTAAGGTCGTCTGCCACTATTGTTTGCGGTTGGTATTGCGGTTCGAGGTAGTCGCCTTTTACCTTGTTTCTGATGCTCTTATAGGCTTCGTGCCTCGAATACCATCGTCCGCGTGTGTGTCCGTTCTTTTTCGATACGCCATACTTCAATTGCTTGTTGGTGTGTTCGGCACGTTTACTCCAAGCCGACGGGTTGAAGTAAACGAACGGGAACACATCTCCCAACCACTCCATATCCGCTATCAGGTGGTGCTCGGCATCGAGCTGCCCTCCTATGGGTAGCCCCAGTTCAAGACACTGGCAGAACATATTGCGGAGAGCTTCTTTCACCGTCTCTGTCGTGGGTTTGCCTATTATGTATGCCGGGCGGAAGATGTAGCCGCTTACAACATCCGTTGCCTGATACTTATACACCCACCCTTTGACGCTTCGGCGGCTTAGAGCGACGTCGTCTATCGTTATCTTAGACATAGTCCATTGTCCTCGTTTGCGATAGTTTTTGGGTCGCATTTTGTCGGTGTAGTCGAAGTTGCCGTTGCGGTCCTCGTATATTGCCGTCAGATTAATTGCCTTTTTAAGATAGTTCCATACGGTAGTCTTCGATACCTCTATCGGACGACCGTTTTTGTCCCGAAACTCTTTCGGGTCGAAGACCTCGCCTGTCTCTTTGTCGTATATCTCTACGTTGCCGCGTACAAAGGCTATATAATCCTCATATACCTGCTCGGCAAAAGGTTTGTCCGTCGTACGATACAGTGCCAAGAACAGATTTTCCATTCTACGGCTTACCACACGTGTGCTGTCGTTGCCTATTTTGCCACTTAGCAATGACTTTGCTCCGTCTTTGCAATACTTTTTAAATACCCTTTCGAAATACCGAACATTGCCAAACTGTCGGCAGTTGTACTCCAGAGCGGCTTTAGTATAGAGTTCGAACATCTGTCGCCACATCTCGCCTTTCGGCATCTTGCGTACCCCGAAACCTTTGCGGGCATTCTCGACGCTATCTTTTTGTTCTTTAATGTTTTTGAGTATTGAGGCACAGTTGGTATGCTCCAGCACCTCTTCCAGGCTTAAAGGTTGCCCGTTGGGTTTGCGGTAATTATCGAAGAAAGCCCGTATATCAGGGTCTATGTCGACAAATATTCTCTCCTGCGACACTTTTGAGTCGTCACTTATTTTTAGTCCGAGTTTTTTAAGGCGGTCGTATTTTATCTTGTCCGTATCAAACTCTATGCACGAGTCTTCGCCTCTGCCGCATATACGAAGCTTCCCGTTGCGACTGTCGTTCCACAGTTGCGTATCGCTCAGCCCCGCCTCGTGCCACTGGCGGCGGTTGATTCTTACGGTATTGCCTTCTATTTGATACATAATTTAAGGTGTTTTTTGTAGCTGCGTACTATTTTTTTTCGTCCGATAAGCTAAATTGTTATAAATCACAGATTTGCTCACAATTTAACTCAAAAAAAGAAACGGCAATTACTTAACAGTTACGTCTTTATATGTTGCTTTGTAATATTTACGTACCTTCTCTGCTTTTTTGCCTGTTGCATTATCGTATATAGCTGCTCTCACAGTGTGCCTGCTACACCCACATGCCCGTGCTATATCGTTTATAAAGCCGTATCTGGGCGTTAATTTTTCTGTTTGTTGCTTTGTCATTTTTTTTCTAATTTTGTCCGTTTTTATACAATTGTATATTGAATACAAAAAATTATACATTCGTTTATTCGAATGCAAAATTACACAATATTGTGTATGCGACAAAATATTTTACACAATATTTCGTATATAGATAAAAATTTTTTTATAAAAAGCTGATTATGGACAATATAGTGATTAAAGATTTACGGAAGAAAAAAGGGCTTTCGCAAGAAAAATTGGCAGAGATGCTCGGAGTCCACCATCGGACAGTTCAAAATTGGGAACACGGTGGAGTAGTACCGACTTCTAAACACGCATTATTGCGTAAAATATTGGAAGAGGCAATGTCTGAGAGTAAAACTCCCGTTTCGAGTGCAGGTCGCAAAAAGATACCTCTGTACGATACATACAGCGTAGGCGGCACCAACGGATTGGTTGCCACAAACGAACCGATAAGTGCACCTTTGGAATGGATAGATGCGGGCGATTGGTTCGTAGACGCAACTGCCGCTATGCATCATTACGGTGATTCTATGGCGGAGTACCCCTCGGGTTGTATATTGGCTCTGAGAGAAGTCCACGACAAACGTCTTATTATATGGGGAAAAAACTATGTCATCGAGACCGACGAATATCGCATTACCAAACGCCTGCAGCGTTCGAAAGACCCCAAATGTATAACAGCTTACAGCACCAATGAAGAGACCTACCAAGACGGGACACTCATACATCAACCGATAGATATACCTAAATCGGCAATCAGACGCTTAGCTCTCGTACTCGGATATGTCGTGAAAGAGCACAGTTCTGCCCAACTTTACCCTGTCAATCGGGTTTAG